ATGCCCGACCCGTCGTCCGAATCGTTCCAGCAGCGTGCCGCTGGCTTGTTCGCGCTCCCTGCGAATGGTTATAAGCGGCCTCACCCGAAGTTCCCTCTGCCCTCGTACATCGTCTGGTTCACATTCAAGGACGATGACGGCTTCCATCGCGAGCCCGACGACGCGGCCTCGGCGCAGTGGAACGAGCGCGAGCGTGACGTGTGGAACGAATTGTGGCGCTACCCGCAGGGGTATGCGTGGAGCCGCCCGCAGTACAAGTACCTGCAGCACATGGTGGCCCTGTACGTGCGTCAGTACGTGCTGTGCGAGTCGTCGGACGCGAAGGCCGCCGACCGGACGACCCTGTGCCGCTACGCGGATTCCATCGGGCTCACCCCTCAGGGGCTGCGGCTGAACGGTTGGCGCATCGTGGCCGACGAGAAGCCGCAGGCGCGCAGGAGAAGCGCGAAGATAGTCGATTTCCCTGATCCGCGCGACGAATGGCAGTCGATGCAGGAATAAGCGAGGTGTCGTATGGCGGAACGTAGGCAGCCTCCAGCCTCGCTGGGCTTCCTGATGGCCGCATGGACTCGCGCCCACTGCGTGGTGCCTTCCGGATACGACTTGAACAAGCCGTTCAGCCTCGTGGGCTGGCAGTTGGCGAACGCGGTGGACTTCTACACCGTCAAGGCCGGTACGCGGTTCAATGCGTCGCGCCCGTTGCAGGGCGGCGCGTTCCAATGGCGTCGCGGCCAGATTGTCGGCGGCCAGAAGCTTGGTAAGTCGCCGTTCGGCGCTGCCGTGGCCTGCTTCGAGGCCGTGGGCCCCTGCGTGTTCTGCGGCTGGGCCGAAGGCGGCGAGGAGTTCCGCTGCGAGGACTGGGGGTGTGGGTGCGGCTTCTCCTACGAGTACCGTCCGGGAGAGCCGATGGGCATGCCCCGGCGCACCGCGTTGGTGCAGCTGCTCGCCAACAGTGAGGAGCAGACCGCGAACGTGTACCGGCCTTTGCAGACCATGGTGCGCAACGGCCATCTGGACGACCTGATGAAGGTGCGCGAGGGCTTCATCCGCCTGCCCAACGGCGGGCGCATCGACCCCGTGACCGCCTCCGCCCGCTCGAAGCTGGGCAATCCCGTGAACTTTGCTCTGTGCGACGAGTCCGGCGTGTACACGAAGCGCTCCGGCATGTTCGAGGTCGCCGACACCGTGCTCCGTGGCGTCACCGGCATGGACGGGCGCATGCTGGAGCTCACGAACCCGTGGGACCCCATGGACGCGAGCTTCGGGCAGGCAACCTACGAGTCGCCGGCGACGGACATCATGAAGTTCTTCCCCCGGCATGATCCGAAACTCGATTTCACCGACAAGGATGATCGGCGGAAGATTCTCGAGTTCGTGTACAGGGGTTCGCCGTGGGTGAACCTGGACGCGATCGAGGCGACATGCGAGGAGCTGTTGCCGCGTGACCCGGCGCAGGCGCGCCGTTTCTTCGGCTGCGAGCTCGTGCAGGGCCTCGGCTCCTACATGCCCGAAGCCCTCTACGATGACGGCATCGACGAGCGCCCGTATCCGGCCGACGATACCGAGATATGCCTCGGCTTCGACGGTTCCCAGTCCGGCGACTGGTCGGCGATTCGCGCCGAGACCGTGGATGGATACCGGTTCACGCCGACCTATGGCGTGGACAGGCGGCCGACGTATTGGAATCCGGTCGAATGGGAGGGGCGTATCCCACGCAGCGAGGTCGATGCCGCCGTTTCCGACCTGTTCAATCATTTCAAGGTCAAGCGATTCTACTGCGACCCTCATTTGTGGGAGTCGCTTATCGATGATTGGAGTGTTCGTTTCGGCGAGGATGTGGTGGTGCAGTGGCCAACGAACCGCACCGGCCGCATGTACGATGCGCTCACCCGTTTCATGACCGACACCACCGACGGCACCACCACCCACAGTGACGACCCGGTCGCGAAACTGCACATGATGGCGGCGCGCAAGGTCGCCAAGCCCGGCGACAAGTACGTGCTCGGCAAGCCGAGCGAGAACCAGAAAATCGACATAACCATGGCCGACATCCTCGCGCACGAGGCGGCGTCCGACATGAGGGCGCTCAACTGGGGTAACGATTCGAACAGGATCGTCGTGTTCCGATGGTGAAAAAGGAGGGATGACTGATGGCTTTTCTTTCCGGCCGGCTTTACGGGACCGCCCAGAGCATGGACTTGATCCTTGAGACCAGCCAATCCCGTTACGATACGCTGAACCGTTATTATGACGGCGCTCAGCATCTCAAGCAGCTCGGGCTGGCGATTCCCCCGGAACTGAAAAGGTTCACGGTGATAGTGAACTGGCCGCGCGTCGTGGCGGACAGCCGCGTCGACCGTCTCGACATGAAAGGCTTCCGCGTCGGCGACGATGAGAGGCTGGCCGAGGCCGCATGGCAGTTGTGGCAGCGGTTCGGCATGGTCGAGGACCAGAGCTCCTATCTTGATTTCGAACTGTTCGGCCGCAGCTTCAAGGTCGTGTCCAAGGACGACGACGGGGGCGTGGAGATTCGCAGCGTCAGCCCGGAGGACATCATCACTCTGCGCAGCCCGGTGACCGGCGACGTGTATATCGCCTACCAGCGCATCCGCGACGAATACGACATGACCGTGCGCCGCATCGTATGGACGCGCAAACGCACCATTTACATGGACGCGGCGTGGCGAGTGGAGAATGAAGTCGCGAACGACATCGGCATCGTGCCGGTCGTTCCCGCTTTCCGAAACTGGCGCACCCGCGAACCGGCCTACATGCCGTGGCCACGCCTGCAGGGCGTCTCCTGCATCAGCGACGTCATCGACCTGACCGACTCGTGCGCACGTGACCTGACCAACGCCCAATTGGCGCAGGAGACACACGCGGTGCCCCAGCGCGGCGTGCTCGGTGCCACCAAGGGCGATTTCGTGGACGAGAACGGCACCCAGCTGCCCGCCTGGGAGGCGTATTTCGGCCGCGTGTGGGCGTTGCATAACGCGAACGCGAAAACATTCGAATTCTCCAGCGCCCAGATGACGAACTTCACAGCGATGGTGGACATGTACGCGCGCCTGTGTGCCGGTTCGTCCGGCCTGCCGCCGAACTACTTCGGCCTGGCCGCCGACGACGCGGCAAGCGCCGACGCGATACGTTCCCGCGAGGCGAAGCTCGTCAAAAGCATCGAACGCGACCAGCGCGCGCTCGGCGCGCAGGCCAAGGAGACCGCTCGCATCGCCATCGCGATGATGATGGGAGTGGAGACCGCAAAACGGTTCGACCAGTGCGAGGCTCTGTGGCATGACCCCGGCACCCCGACCGTCGCCCAGCGTGCCGACGCGGTGACGAAGCTCTACTCGGTGCAGGACCCCGCCGGCCGTCCGCTGCTGCCGCGCGAGATGGCGTGGGAGGAATTGGGTTGGAGCCCCGACAAGATCAAACGCGCCACGAGCCTGCTCCGACGGGAGGAAGAGGAGTCGTTGGCCGCGTATCTGAAACCGGAGGTGCCCGATGCCGAAAACGATGGCGGGTCAGGTGATGCCACGTCAGGCGGTGACGCAGGCGCGGCATCTGCGAAGCCGCAGCAATAGGACCATTCGCGAGGTCGTCTCCCTGTGGCGACGCCATGCGAGCCCCGATTTCGATGATGCGTTCTACCGCATGGGGCCGGCCCTGTTCCGGCTGCTGGACAATGCGCAGCTGGAGACCGCTCGGGAAACCTTGGAGGCGACTCCGGCGATCATGGAATCGTTCGACGGCTACCTGCAGCCGGCTGCCTACGTGGTCGAACCCGAACGATTCGTCGGAGTGAACGGCGACGGCATGGACACGAGGGACACCATGTGGGGTGCCGTCGTGCGCGGCAAGCAGCTCATCGAACGGGGGGCCTCGATTTCGGTCGCGTTGCATGGCATCGAATACATGCTCGTGATGCGTTCTCGCACCATGATCGCCGACACGCAGAGGGCCGTAGCCGCCGTGTCCGCGCGAAGCCGCAACCCCTATGCGGGCTACGTGCGCTGCCTAACCCCGCCGAGCTGCGGGAGATGCGTGGTGCTGGCGGGCAAACCGTCCGGCGGCGTCGCGTTCCAACGCCACCCGAACTGCGATTGCACCGCCTGCTATGCGGGCGACCTGCCGAAAGGCTGCTATGCGGACGCGAACAGCTACCTTGACTCGTTGTCCGACGAGGAGCTCGCCCACACGCTGGGCAGCAGGGCGAACGCGCGCGCATGGAAGGACGGCGCTGACGTGAGCCAGCTCGTCAACGCCTACCGGCACAAGGGCGACGTGCGAACCGCGCAGGTCTATGACCGCCGGATCAAATACACGATCGAGGGCACGACGAAGCGCGGCTGGGCGAACTGGGCGATGCGCAACGCCGGCTACGCGAGGGAAGCAAAACGCGGAGGCCGCTACACGCGATTGGACCGCCCCCGTCTCATGCCCGAAACCATCTACCAGATAGCCGGCGACGACCCCGACAAGGCGTATCGCATGCTCAAAAACTACGGCTGGATACTCCGATAACCAAGATTTCGCCCGCACGCCCATGGCTGCGGTCTTTTTTATAACCACCTACCAGCAACTGGAGGAACCATCATGGCAGAAGCAGCAACAACCGGCACCGCCCCCGCAGGGGACGCTAACGGCGAAAGCCAGTCCGCATCACAGCAGGCGTTGGACATGCTGTCCGGCGACACCTCAACGGGCACCGGTGAAAACACCGACAACGCACCCAAGGCCGACCCTACCGACACGGACCCGGAAGCAAAGCCAGACAGTGAAGCGGTACAATCCCCCGAAACCGACGATTCCGGCACCGAGCCGGAACCCGAAGACCTGGGGGACGCCGGCAAGCGAGCCATCGACCGCATGAAAACGGAACGCAATACCGCGATCCGCGCACAGAAAAAGGCCGAGGCCGCGTTGGCCGAACGCGACAAGACCATCGCCGAACAGGCGCAGACCATCAAACAGCTGAAGGTCGAGAAACTCGCGTCCGGCAAACTACGGGAACCCGCCCTGGCACTCAAGCTCCTCGCCGACCTCAACGGCAGCGAGGACGACAAGACCATCACCAAGGCGATTGACAAGCTCATCTCCGAGCACCCGTATCTCGCTCCCGACCATGAGACGGACAGCCAGCAGACCGACCCGGACGGGTTGGCGGAGCTGCTGCCCGGCGAAGCACTCAAACCAGCCGACCGCAATCAGGTGAACGCCGCCCAGTTCGGCGGAATCCTCAGCAAGCTGGGAATCAGCATCTAACCAATATCGAACCAAGGAGGTTCCCAAAATGGCAGGCATCGACCTGAATCGCACCAGCACGGGCGTCAAACTGACCCCGGAGCAGTCCGATGAAATCTGGCAGGACGCCACCAAGTCCAGCGTGGTCATGCAGCTCGCCCGCCGCGTCTCCCTTCCGGGCTCCGGCATCGGTTTTGACACCCTCGGCGAGGCCGCACCAGCGAAGTGGGTCGGCGAGACCGATGAGAAGCCGGTCATCAACCCGACCGTCGGCTCCCGAATCCTCAAGCCGTACAAGATGGCGCGAATCGTCACCGTGTCCACCGAGTTCGCCCGCGACAAGGCGACACTGTGGAACGCGATCAAGGCGCAGGCAGCCGAATCCGTCGCCAAGACCGTCGACATGACGTTCCTCACCGGCGCCATCGCGGCACCCTCCACCGACGGCATGGACACGCTCGCCGACGCGCAGGCCGTCTCCCTCGGCAAGAGCGCCTACGCGGACTTTATGAAGGTGTACGAGAAGATCTCCGTCAATGGAGGCAACCTGAACGGCTGGGCCATGAGCCCGGAGGGCCAGGCCAAGATTCTCGGCGCCACCGACGCGAACGGCCGCCCGCTCATCACCCCCGACGTGTCCTCCACGACCATCGGCAACGTGCTCGGCGCTCCCGTCCACAAGTCCCCGTGGGGCCACAAGGCGGCAGTTTCCGGCAGCTCCGCCGCCCCGGAAATCCTCGGCGTGGCCGGCGACTGGACTCAGGCCCTGTTCGGCGTCGTGGGCGGCATCACCATCAAGGCATCCGACATCGCCACCGTCAAGGTCGGCGAAGAGATGGTGTCCCTGTGGCAGCGCAACATGCTCGGCTTCCTGGCCGAGTTCGAGTGCGGCTTCATCGTGAAGAACAAGACCCGTTTCGTTAAAATCACCGCCTGACGGTAGGCCGCTCATGTCTACGACATTCGCAAAGGCGCTTTCCGGCGTCCAGGTGACCCTCGCGGCGGACGCCGGCGCTACGGCCATCGTGACCGCGCTCAAAGCCGCCGGCATCGCCAAGTAACCGAGTCAGGAGGGCCACGATATGGTCACATCGGTGCAGGATGTCGCCGCCCAACTGGGACGGCCCATCACCGACGAGCTTGAGGTCAAGCAGATCGAGGCATGGATAGCGGGCGCGGAAATCGTCATCCGCAAACGCTATCCGAACCTCGACCAGCTCATAGCCGACGTGCGTATCGACCAGAAAACCGTGGACTATGTGGAGGCCATCGCCGTTGCGCGCTATGCGCGCAACCCCGAGGGTGCCACATCCTCGAGTTCGATGATCGACGACTATCGGCAGTCGTTCGGCACGAGGAACGCGGTGGCGACCATCGGTCTGCTGGATGACGAGTGGGCGCTGCTCGCCCCCTCTGATTGCGGTTCGACAGGCGCGTTCACCATCACGCCAACCGGTTGGAGGGATGATGCCCGACCTGGCTCATGTTTTGGCGGCTGGTAGACGCCGGGCCGAAAGCCTCATGCTCGACCGGTGCCGTGTCGCCCACAAAGGCGGCACGGTCACCGATCCGGTGACCGGCGTTCCGGCTCCGACGGAAAACGTCGTGTATGAGGGCAAGTGCAAGGTGCAGACCTCGGGCGGTCTGGCTGCCGAGAACACGGAGGGCGGCATCGTCGAAGCGTTGGGTGCCGTCACCCCCGTGTGGAGCATGTACGTGCATTTCCCCTACGGCACCACGGGTTTATTGCCGGGCGACGTGTGCGAGATAACCGAGGCCGATGACCCGAATCTCAAGGGCAGGAAACTCCGGTTGTTGAACATGCAGTCCGAGAAGACACACTCCACCGCATGCCGGTGGAATGTGAAGGAGGTGGGCAACAGCAATGAGTGACATCACCATAGACGCTTCGGAGCTGACCGCGTTCGGCCGTCGTGTCGCCGCCGCGCACGCCATGGCTTCGGTCAAGGTCGCGCAGGCGGTGAAGAAGGGCGCGCAAAACGTCAAGGAAGGCGTCATCTCCGACCTGCAGACATCATCGAACTACGCGATCAGCCGTATCGGCATCGGCTACGAAATGGGCAGCACCGGCACCACCATTTATGCGGATGTGAGCCCCCGCGACGGCGGGGCCTCCGACTTGGCCAACATCGCGTTCTTCGGCACCGCGAAAGGCGGCGGAACCCACTGGTTTTACCAGTTCGCCGAACAGGAATTGCCCACGCTCGCCGAATACGTGGGAGACGCGGCCGACGACATGCTGATAGGAGCCATCGGATTATGAGCGTCATGGACTTGACCAATGCGGTTCTCGATCTGCTGCCCTCCATGCCGTCCGGCGTGAAGGTGTACAGGCAGGAGGAGCCGCTGGAGTCGGAGATGCCGCCGTGGATCATCGCGCACGTCTCCACCGACCGTCATGTGATGGCGGAGACGATGCGGCTCACCGCCCACTCCGCCCTGTTGGAGGTTCGCGCCGTCAGCACCACCGCCGACAGCGTGAACATCTGGTGTGACGACATGCTGATTCCCGCGTTGGCGAACCGCTCCCCCACCCGGCCGCCGGGCTACACGGTCGGCCAGCTCACCCTGTACGAGGATTCCGGCGCATACGCGGCCGGTCTGACCGCCGACGACACCGCGCGCCGCTACCAGGTGCGCGTCCTGAGGTTCCGCTTCACGTGGAGCCGACCATAGTCAACCAATCATTTACCAAAAGTCTTCAAGGAGCACATTATGACCATGAAACTGGGTACAGAGATTCCCGGCACCAGCGCCGAGGGCAACATCACCACCATCTGGGTGCCGACCATCGTCAACATCAAGGCCCCCACGCTGACCGAACTCAACGCCGGCACCGACATCTCGAACTACGTCATGCTCGGCGGCTGGAGCTTCGAACCGTCACAGGACACCGTATCCGACCAGCGCGAGAACGCCGTGCAGGACTTCGGGGCCCCCGGCCGCAAGTCCGCCGGCGACATCAGCATCGAGGTCATCGACAACACGAACACCGAGCACGAGGAACAGAACGAGGCCGTCACACTCATGCACGAGGGTGCCTCCGGCTATATCGTGCGCCGTCGAGGCATGGCCACCGACGCGCCGCTCGCCGCCGGTCAGAAGCTCACCGTCGTATCGGTGATCTGCGGTGAGAAGCAGGTCATCAACCCGGACGCGAGCACCATGATCCGCTCGAAGATTCCGCTGTTCGCGAAGGCCCCCGGCTGGGAGTCCGAGACCGCAGAGATCTCGAACCCAAAAGGCTGACGCCTCCGACCGTGACCGCCGCAGCCCGTGAGGGAGGCCGGACGGTCACGGTGAAAGAGGCCATCGCCGGCGGCTGACAATTCTTCCGTGCGGGGATTCTAAACCTTTCTGGCCCCGCACGGGCATTCTCTCTTCTCTCTCAGAAAGGTTTTCAGACTTTCAGAAAGGGATAATCATGGCTTTGGAAGTGAAGCGCAAGCGCGTGGACGTCGACCTCATATTGGATCAGGAGAAGGCCGAAAAGGTCGCCGCATTGGGAGCCGACCTGGAGCGCGCCATGGCGCAGCATGTGACCGAGGGCGGCAACGCCGCCGCCAAACGCATCGCCGAACAAATCGACAAGCTGCGAGGCGAGGTGAAGGACGACACCGTCCGCATCACCCTGGAGGCGCTGCCGCTCTCCCAGTGGCGTCAGGTGCTCGAGGCGAACACCGTCACCGAGAACGGGATCCCGAAGCAGCGCATCGAGGACATCTGCGCCGACGCCGTCAGACTCATGGTCAGGAAGACCGTGCCGGAAACCCCGGTTGAGGATCTGGCGAACGTCATGACCGAACTGTCCGACGGCCAGATCAGCCCCATCTGGTATGCGATCCGTGACCTGAATGCGAAGCTCATCGACCCAAAAGACGCACTCGAATCAGCCTCGCGGATAATCCGCAGACGGTAAGGGAACTGCGAATCTGCCGCCAGCTCGGCATCAGCTACAAAAGGTGGCTCGGCTGGGAACCAGCGTATCGGGTGGAACGCGACTCGCATAGGCGCATCACCGGCTACACGCCGGAAACCGAATGGGATGCGACCGAACGCGAATGGATGCTCGCGCTCGACGACTACGAACACTCGTTATGCCCCCAATGCGGCATGCCCATAAGCGTCTGCCACGACGAGCAGACACCCTTCCATTTCACGGCCGACGTCGGCATATGCCAGATATCGCTCATGCAATCCCTCAAGCTCGACGAGTGGAAGAAAGACCATGCGGACGAGAACGAGCTGAAGCAGTCCGCATTGACGGTGGGAATCAAACCAAGATAAATCTCAGGAGGCCGCTATGGCTGGCGGATTGAACCGCAACATCACAGTCCGCCTGCTCGCGGACACTTCGAACTTCACGGCCGGCATGGCCAAAGTCAGCGGCGAAAGCCAGAAGGCTGCGACCACCATGGAAGCCGCCGGAGGTAAGACCAAGCTCATCACCACCGGTGTGGCCGCAGCCGGTGTGGCCGCCACCGCGCTGGGCGTGGCCGCAATCAAGATGGCGGCGGACTTCGACGCATCGATGAGCACCGTGCAGGCCAACACCGGTGCCTCCGCCGACGAGATGGCCCAACTGCGTCAGGCCGCCATCGACGCCGGCGCCGACACCATATACTCGGCCACCGAATCCGCCGACGCCATCAACGAACTCGGCAAAGCCGGCCTGTCGACCTCCGATATTCTCTCCGGCGGTTTGAGCGGCGCATTGAACCTCGCAGCGTCCGACGGCATGGAAGTCGGCCAAGCCGCCGAATACATGAGCTCGGCCATGGCGCAATTCAATTTGACCGGCGCCGACGCCACGCATATCGCCGACCTGCTCGCCGCAGGAGCCGGAGAAGCCCTCGGCAACGTAAGCGATTTCGGCGAGGCGTTGAACAACGTGGGCTCCACCGCCAACAAGTTCGGCCTGAGCATCGACACCACCGTCGGCACATTGGCCGCATTCGCGCACCAAGGCATCATCGGAGCCGAAGCCGGCACCCAACTGCGCTCCGTGCTGCTCGCCCTGACCAACCAGACCGAAAAACAGCGGAAGGCCACCGAGGAATACGGGATAACCCTGTACGACGCGCAAGGCAACTTCGTCGGCATGAGCAGTCTCGCCGGACAGCTCAAGGAGAAGCTCGGCGGACTCACCCAGGAACAGCGCAACAGCGCCATGGCGACCATGTTCGGCAGTTACGCCATCCAAGGAGCGAACGTGCTCTACGCGGAGGGCGCGAGCGGCATCGACGAATGGACCAAGAAGGTCAGCCAATCCGGCTACGCCGCGGACCTCGCCGCCAAGAAGAACGACAACCTGAAAGGCGATCTGGAGAATCTGAGCGGCTCTTTCGAATCCCTCATGATCTCTTTGGGCGAGGGCGGTCAGGGACCATTGCGCTCCCTCGTGCAAACGCTCGACACCTTGGTGGATGCGTTCAGCCAACTGCCCGCACCAGTACAACAGGGCATAGTACTGATGACCGCGCTCGCAGGAGGCTTCACCGCCCTGCACTCCGCCATGGGGCCATTGAACGCCAGCAGCTCGCAGACGGCACGGAACTTCGGCCTGATGCTCGACCCGTTCCAGCGAGGCATCACCGCCATACCACTGCTCAAGGAAGGCGTCATCCAACTTGGCACCTCCATGCTTGGCACATCAACCAACGCCGGCACGCTTGCCAACGGACTGACACGAGGCCAGACCGCGATGAACGGCATGAAAAGCATCGGCAGCGGGCTGTTCGCCGCCTTAGGCGGACCATGGGGCATCGCCTTGACGGTCGCGGGGGCATTGCTTGTGGGGTTCGCCCAATCCGCACAGGACGCTAAAGCCAACATCAAAGAATTCTCCAGCGCAATCAACCAGTCCGGGAACGCTGTCGAAACACTCATCAAGAAAATCGCCAGCGGCGAGGACAAAACATGGGACTTCGGAGACAAGTTCGCCACCGGCTTAGGCTCTCTTGGAGAAGCACTCGACAAAGCCGGCATCGAATACAGCACGTTCGCAAAGGCCGTCAACGGATCCAAGGAAGCGCAAAAACTGTTCAACGAACAGATGAAAAACGCCGAAAACAACATGTCCATCATGCAGACAGACAGTATCCGAGACAGTTACAATAAGCTCTCCGATCAGGTCAGCAAAGCCAAGGAACAGGTCAGCAAAACCAACACGGAAGTCGCCAAAGCGAAGGACAGCGGAGACACGGCCGCCGAAGGCACCAACAACTACGCCGACAGCGCAGACAACGCCACCACAAGCGCCGAAGACCTCTCCGACGCCATTGACGATCTGGTGAAAGGCTTCCTCAGCCTGCCGGGAGTGCAGTTGTCCGCGGATCAGGCCGTCACCCAATTCAATCAGGGCATACTCGATCTTAACGAGAGCATCGCGAAGAACGGCCGAGTGCTCGATGACAACGGCAACGCTCTGGCGGGCTATGAGTCTCAGGCGTATGACAGCCAGTCCGCTCTGCAGGGCCTTGCGTCCACCGCGCAGAGCACGGCGCAGAAGATCATCGAGGAGGGTCAGGCCCACGGCGATGCCGCTGCTGCTACCCAGCAGGCGGGCGATATCCTCGAACGGGCACGTCAGGCGTACATCGACAACGCGACCGCAGCTGGCATGAGCGCCGACGCGGCCGCTGCCCAGGCCGACCGATACGGGTTGGCCCGCAGTGAGGCCGACAACCTGCGTCAGAGCATCGAGGATATGAACAGCACTGCCGCTAACCCTGTTGACGTAAAGATTACGATTACGGACGAGGCCAGCGACGTGCTGGACAAGGTGAAGGTGAAGGCCGAGAAAATCGATGACAAGACCGTGCGCATCAGCGGCGACAACACCGACCTGATGCAGAAGATCGCAGACGCCACCGGAGCCACCATCGACCCGAAAACCGGCAAACTCGATCTGGACAAGACCCAGTTCGATTATGCGATGGCCATCGCCGCAGGTGCCACCATCGACCCGAAAACCGGGTTGCTGCAGGGGGACAACAGCGACATGCTGGCCAAGGTGGCCGAAGCGAACGGCTGGACCATCGACTCGAAAACCGGCTATATCTATGCAAACGACGATCAGGCCATCGGAGTGCTCCAAGGCCTGAACAACATGCAGATCGCGGACAAATGGTTCACCATCCATGGCAAATACGAGGATTCCTCAGGCGGCACGTATTCCAGCAGCGGTTATCGCCCGAAGGGCGCGATGGGCAACATACCAACCGGCAAGACCGGTGGCCTGTTCACCGGCTACGGGGTTTCGATGCGCGGCTACGCCACTGGCGGCCGTGTCATCGAGGGCCTGATGCCCGGCAAGGCCACCACCACGGGCGGCGACAACATCACGTTGGCGAACGCGCGCGTCAAGAGCGGCGAATTCGTGTCCAACGTGAAAAGCGTCGACTACTACGGCGCCGACCTGTACGCGGCGATGAACCGCAGGCAGGTTCCGCGTGAGAGGTTCTACAAGCCGAACCCGATGGTGCTGAGCCAGCCGGTGACGAACAACCAGACCGTCAACCAGACCATCGCACCGGTGTTCGAGCAGAAAATCGTGCGCCAGGCCGATGACCTGTATGTGGCCGGGTCGATACTGCACCGCGACGCGGTGAAAACCGTCGGAAGGCTGAGCCGAATATGAGCGATCTGTGGACTATGTACCCGCACTTCGGGGAACTCTATGCGGGCGGCACGCTGATATGCCGTTTCAACCCCGACGACTCCCGTTCCCGTGGCCTTTACGTCACCTCGAACGGGGTCGAGGGTTGGGACACGATGCCGGACGCGAAGGTGGAGCTGACGGAACGAGGCCAAGGTGACGGCGCGCACGACGTGCCCGAATCCGACCTCATCTATTCGGCTCGCACCGTCACCGTGCACTACGAGGCCATCGGACTGTCGCGCGGCGAACTGCTCTCCATCATGCGCAAGATCAACCGGCTTGCCCACCGAAACGCCCGACTCCGATTCAGCGACGGAGGGGAGGACACCTACGTGGACGGCTATCTGGCACAGATGGGCCGCAGCTCCGCATGGCACCCCACGCTGGAAAACGACCTGACACTGCATTTCGTATGCCCGCGACCCGAACGCCTCAGCTGGACTCCGCACCGCTGCCAGTTGAAGCCCACATCAGACGGTCGCGGAGGCCTGTTCTACGGCGGTGCCAGGGCGGGGCTTGTATACCCGTTGACCTACGGCAGGCAGGCGACGGACTCCCGCAATGTCGGCACGCTGCTCAACAACGGCAGTTCGCGCGCCTACCCCGTGTTCACCGTCTACGGGGGGTTCGACAGCGGTGTCATCCTGCAATTCTCCGGCGGTTCCTCGATACGGTGGACGGGTTCTGTTGGCGGAACGCCTCTGGTGTTGGACTGCCGGCTGGGCACCGCGACGATGGGAGGCCGTGATGTGAGCCGTTATCTCATGTCGCGCGGCTTCCCGACCGTGCAGTCGGGTGGGAGCCTGTCGGTGTCGTTGCATTCGGCCGGCACCGGCTACGTGGACTGCCTCGTCCGTGACACGTGGATGTGACTTCCCCATCTTTCCCCCATTCGTTTTTCCCCTATTCGTATTTTTTTGGAGGTCTGATCATGGCTACCACCGCATTGGGCATCGCACCGGATTCGAGCGGCGCGGGCGTCACGCCATTGACGCACAGGCAGATAATCCGCGCCCACTGGGCCAACACCGGCATCGTGAGCGGGTTGGACGTTTCGGGTCGAGGCGACCTGACCTACAGCGTCGGGGCCGGCATGGCCGTATGCTCCCGCGGCGACGCGGACGGATACACGGAAGCGTACTGGGCCGGAGGCCAGACCCCCGCCGTGAGCGCCACCGGAAGCCAGCCGCGCATCGACTGCATCTGGATCAGGGCCAACGACCCCACCCAGGGCGATGCCGACAACCATGTGGTCATCGGCGTCACGCAGGGCAACGCCTCCGCCACTCCGTCCGTGCCGGGCGTGCCGGCAGGCGCTACCCGCATAGGCATCCGTCTCATGCCCGCTTCCGCCACTTCCACGTCGGGCAGCACCATGTACCAGTCGGCCACCTACGCGGTTCCCTCCGGCGCTTCGCTCGGCAGGCTCGCCATCGCCCGTTCGACCGCCGACTATCCGATTCCCGAGGACAGGGATCCGGCGGGCAAGATGGTCTACCACCAGTTGCTGCGCATCGACTTCGCGGTGCCGACGAAACGTCTGGTCACCGTCGAATGGAAGGCGTCGGCCACGGTGCCCTCCGGCAGCGGCGACGACGCGAACAAGCCCATGGGCAGTTATTTCATGCAGATTCGCCTGGACGCGAAGGTCATCAACGACACGCCCACCACGAACCCGACCGTGGTCGGCCCCTGCGACGAGATTATGGCGACCCGCTACAGCGCCCCGTACACGGTTTCCTATGACGCCGAGGTCAATGCCGGAGCCCATCAGGTCGCCGTCTGGGTGGCCGGCAACGCCGATGGGCTGACCTATCCGGTCACCATCCACGGCATCCACCAGCTGCGCGTCATCGATTCCGGGGTGGCGGACTAGTGAGCTGGCGAGCCTACATCGCGGACACCATCACCGGCCAGCTCATCGCCCCCATCGACATCCCATCGTTCGCGTGGAGCATATCGGTGTCCGATTCCACGCTTTCCACCACCAAGGACAAAGGCGCCGGCGAATACGACGCCAGCGGCCTGACGCTGCCGTGGACGAGCGTGCCCGGCAGCACTCCTGCGGAACGGGTGGCCATGCTCGCGCAGGACAAGCGTTCCATCGTCCTGTTCTGGAAAACCAGCCTCGACCCGCAGGACCTCGGCACGCCCATCCTCATGGGCTCGATCAGCCCCCGCACCGACTCGTGGCAGGACACCAGCTTCACGCTCAACAGCGTGATGGAGCTGCTGGACTCGCGCATCCTTGTACGAGAGAACACGTACGGCAGGGCGGCGAACAGCACGACCAGCGACGAGTTCGCTCTGCACGGCTCGTGGCGGGGCATCGCCGCGCAGGTCGGCTACATGTGCACCGACATGAAGCCGGGAGGCCGACTGCCCATCGACTGGAACAACCGCGGCGAATCGGGAAACCATTCCATGGATTTCAAGGGCTTCGACGCGGGCAACCAGTCGTGCCGCCAGATACTCGAATCCATCGCGAACACCGAGAACGGCATCGACATGCAGTTCCGGCCGTATCTCGCGGGCAACACCGTGCGATTCTCTTTCCAGGCCGCGTCCGACGGCGACGTGCATCTGGGCCAGTCCACCGTGCATCGGCTCTACTGCCGTCGATACGGCGGCGATCTGGAGAACGTGACCATCGACCACATCGGTCCCGTGATGCGCGTCTATGCCGCAGGTGCCGGCAGCGACAAGGCTCAACTGGGCTATCTGGCCGAGGATCTGAGCCTGTGTCTGCAATCCGACCCATGGCCGTTGAGGGAGATGACCCTCTCCAACACGGACACGGACAAGGCCGAGCAGCTGGCCGCCTCAGCACGCGGGAACCTGAACGCGAACCGGCTGCCACTCATGCAGATCAAGGGCGAAGTCAACGTGAACGACCATGATTCGACCGGACTGCCCGTCAACCCTTTGGGCTCGTTCTGGCCCGGCGAACGCATGGAGATCGCGCTCGACGGCTTCCCCGGCATGAACGACGGCATCTACCAGACCCGTCTCATGCAAATGAGCGGAGACGAAACCGCACAAGTCAAGCTCACGTTCGACGTGATGACCGACCCCATCAGATAAGGAGCCGCACATGGCAGTGCATACCGAAATCGTGCCGTCCGGGGACCCCGCGCTCGGCATCGGACTGGAAGCGTTGAGGCTCGCCCGAATGCGCATGACCTCCAACGCTGGCAGCAGCTACTGGCCGATGGGCGACGGCACTGGAATACTGGCCGGCCAGCAGGCCGGTGACCAAGGGCTCGTGCTGGTGGACCAGCACGGCAACAGGATGCCGCTCATCGACACCACGGAAATCTCGCAGAAGGCCGACGACGCCATGTCCAAGGCCAACGCGGCCGTCGACGGTATGGAACAGGTGCGAGAGGACGCGGAAAACGGCGTGAAGGAGGCCAAGGACGCGGCAAGCACCGCGCAATCCACTGCCGCCTCCGCCGCGTCGAAGGCCGACAAACTCGCCACGGAATTGGATGGCACGAAGGCGATCGTAGAACGGCACACGACCAGGTTGGGCGAGGTGGAGACCAAGGTATCCAACAGTGTCGAGCACGCGGACCAGGCGCTCTCCGCGTTAACGCAGGCCATGCAGACCGCGAACTCGGTCAAGACCACCGCCGACCGGGCATACGATGACGCGCGGTCGGCGCTCACCCAGTCCTCCACGGCCGTGCAGACCGCCGGCGAGGTCAAAACCACCCTCGAAACCAACTATTTGTCGAAGAAGGATTCCGACGCAGCATACGCGAGCAAGTCGGAGCTGAAGCAGACCTCGGACGGGATCACCAGCACGGTCGAGAAGACCTATGCGACCAAGAGCGCGTTGGAGGCGTTGCGGAACATCGCGGACAACGCGGTGGAGACGTGGACCGGATCGCAGAAGCCCACCGCGTCGAGCGCGCCCGCCTCGACGTGGGCCACCGACCAGCTGCGGAAGCAGCATGCGGGCGACGTCTACTACGACCTCACGAGCGGCTACTCCTACCGTTGGGGCAGCACGGACGGGAAAACGTATGCGTGGAGCCTGATCAAGGATTCCGACATCACGAAGGCGATAGCGGACGCGGCCAAGGCCCAAAGCACCGCGAACGGCGCGCAGAAGGGCGTGGACAGGCTCGACGCGGACATCCCCGTCACCTACAGCACGAAATCGGAGCTGAGGCAGACCAGCGAGAGCCTGACCGCGAAGGTCACCGAAGCGCAGCGCGTCGGCCAGAGCGCCTTGGACAAGGCATCGACGGTCGAACAGACCGCCGACGGTTTGAAGGCCACCGTCTCGGAGCAGGCGCGGACCATCGAGGGGCAGACCACCACGATCGGCCAATTGACGGCCAAGGCCGATTCATTGACCTCGTCGCTCACGCAGACGAACCGGAACGTGAATATTGCATTGGCGAACAGTGCGGAGCTGATACGCAACCCGGAATGCAATAGCACGCTCGGCAATCCAGATGGCTGGGATGGCGGCATGACCCTATCCGCATCGGGAGCACCGGAGGGCGCTCCGGTACCGACGTACGGCAAGTTCTCCGCACGCGACACGACCACCAGTTTCCGTGTACTCAGACGCGGGCGAACCTACCGGTTCAGTGCATGGATGGCGCACGATTCCACTGCGAAGAAACCTGCAGCCCTCGGCTGCTTCTACCATGAATCTAACGGTAACGGCCGCTGGGATGCGGCGTTCAGAGTGCCGACCTCCCAGTCCGGATGGAAACAATGGTCCGGGGACCTCACGATTCCCAAAGACGCACGGGAGGACGCGATCGTATGGCTTCAGATTGCTGGCGCGTTAAACACCGCGGAGGTGACCGGCTGGTATTGCACCCTGCTGAGCATACGCGACGTCACCGAAGCCAAGAACGCGCAGGACACGGCGGATACGGCCATCAGCCGCGCCAGTACGCTGGAACAATCCCTGAACGGGTTCAAAACCACGGTCAGCCAGAACTACGAGACCAAGTCCGACAGTCTGGCGAAGCAGTCCGCGCTGGAACAGTCCCTGAACTCGTTCAAATCCACGGTCTCCAGCACGTACAGCACGAAGAACGAGCTGGATGGGCTGAGCGCGATGGCGTCGAAGACCTGGAGCTTCTGGAAGGACGCGAGCACGAGCCCGCGCAGGGACTGGGTGCGGTTGGGCACGCTCACCTCGAACGGTGACTCGTCGAGCGTGCAGATCGACGTGCTCACCGGCGACGGGTGGAACGGCGCGCCCTACCAGAACTCGCGCCTGTCGATCATGGTCAAGGACTCATGGCAGTCGTCGCCATCCACCAGCTGGGCGTTCGGCGTATCGGTGTTGCGGGAGAACTGCCAGAACGCGCAGGTCAGGGTCATGGCCCTCGCCGCCGACGAGTGCGAGATATGGTGTTACCTGCCGTGGCGGCATGGTTCCGGCCAGTACACGATCAGCGGCTCCTACAAGGCATGGTCGAACAACACGGCCAGCCAGTCCGATGCGCCCACATCTGGCACCAGTCAGGATGTAGCCTACCGGCTCAACGCGGAACAGCTCCGAAGCGACGTCGAGTCCACGTACGCGACCAAGAGCAGCGTGGAGCAGACCGCGACGAGCATTAAAAGCTCGGTGTCGGAGACGTACGCGACGAAGACCACGGTGCAGAACCTGTCGACCACGCTCACGCAAACCAAGGAAAGCCTGACCGTCAGCATCAAGCAGGCGCAGACCAGTGCGGACACGGCGAACGGGAACGCCGCCAACGCCCAATCCCGCGTCGGCTCATTGGAGGCGTGCATCAGGATGACCTCCTCCGGCGTGAGGGTAGGCCAGATAAAAAACGGGTCGTTCATCGGATACAGCGCGCTCGTGTCCACAAGCGGCAGTTTCCAGGTGATTGACGGCAATGGCAACAAGGTCTCCGAACTGGACAGCGGCGGCGTGTTCAGCTATGTCAACGGTCGAATCGCATGGACCATCAGGGAAGAAGGTGAGACCGTCACGTTTGACTCGAATGCATCACCGCTGAAGCTGGAGTCGGCGGATCTCTTTGTCCCCCGCTACCCCAAGTACTCCAGCAATAACCACCTCGCCTGTCCGGTGTCGGGTCAGTTCAAGGGCGCCACGAACGTGAACGGCGTTGCCGTCATCACGCACAATCTCGGATACATCCCCACCCTGAGCATCACCCCCGGCCCATGGGACGGCATCGGTGAACCACAAGGAAAACTGTTCCGCCCGGTCATATGGGACTGCACAACGACGACTGCCCAAATCCGATTCGTCAGAACCGACACCAACCAGTGGATCGACCGGCAGCCCGTCGCCTTCCACTGGTACGCAATCTGATTTTCGAGAGGAAACATCATGCCAGACAAGACCACGGAACCAGCCATGCAGGTCATCGACCTACGCCCACCGGATGACGGCATCCTCGCCCAAATGCTCCGACTCGGACTCCGGTTCGACCATTCCGACGACGGGTCAAGCCAGTCATGGATAGACCCGGAACGGCAATTGAGAGCCGATTTCGCCGGCGTTGATGCCGAAACCGTTGTTTTCACGGATTTACAGACCCGGCTCTGCACGGAGGTGCCCGCCGCGAATCTGCCTCGAATCTCGGACATCATCACATGGCAATCCGCCCAAGGGTCGGAGGACTGATGGATTGGGACGCGATCATAGGCGGACTCATGTCAAGTCCGCTGCTCCTGCTCGCCATGGCCGTCATCGGCAAGCTATGGCCGGACACGCTTCCCACGTTCTCCACATGGCTCTACTCCCACGTGGATCCCGGAAAACTGCCGTTCGACAGCGAGATGAACGCGCATTGGGCTCAGTCGCGCGAACTCGGTGAACGTCTCGACCGGTTCGAGGCGAACCAGCACGAGGTGCAGAAGGACACCATCAAGAACACTCTGCTGACCCTCATGTCGGATTCGACGCGAGACCACAGCGAGGCGATCCGCTACGAACTCGACAAGCTCAAGGCCATCAACGCGGACTGCTGGGTCGTCGACGCCGCCGAACAATACCTCCTCGACCGCGTGAAACGGTCGTGACCATCAAACCAAAACCCAACAGAAGGAGATCAATCATGGCAAACACCGCCAAAGCCGACCACAAGGCCACCTCGAACATGGCGAAGCTGACGCAGGAGCGAGTCAAGGCCATCGTGCTTTTGATCGTGCAGCTGTTCTCGGTCGTCCAGACCGGCCTGAGTCTGGCCGGCATCAGCCAGCTGCCATTCACCTCTGACCAGGTATCCACCGCCATCACGGGCGTGATCGCCGTCATCACCAGCATCTACGCGTGGTGGCGCAACAACAACATTACCGCCGCCGCGGTCGCCGGCCAGCGGATCACGGATCGCGTCAAGACCGGCGCGCAATCCAGCCTGACCAGCATCGACCCGGAGCTCATGCCCACCGCGATCCAGCTCGACGCGTCGGGCATCGACCCGGACGTGCTCACCCTCATGGCCGCAAACGCCGCCAACGATACCGACGCCAGTGACGTGGAGGAGTCCAAGTGAGCCGCTTCGACCAATGGGCCGCCTCCAACACGGGAGCATGGCGCGACCTCGACGGAGCCTACGGGGCGCAATGCTGGGACCTTTTCTGCGCATTGTGCGTCGACCTCATGGGTGCCAGCGTCAGCGACTGCCATACCGCGCGCTCCGGCAAATGGGCGGGCTGGGCCGGCAGCCTCTACACGGGATTCCCCACCACCGATTGGATCGGCCGGCACTTCACGCGCATCCCCGCCTCGCAGCCCGGTTTGAAGGGCGACGTCATCCTCTGGGGCGGCGACGCCAACCACCCCTGCACTCACGTGGCGATCCTCCTGGCCGACGTGAGACCGGGAGCCAGCCCGTACGTGCTCGCCCAGAACGCGGGAGCGACGATGAACGCGCGCCGCATGTGGGAGACGCCAGCCAGCCTCGGCTATCTGCGGCCGAAGGATCGCAGCTTCATCACAGGAACAACCAACAAGGAGAACAATGATATGAACGGTCTTGCATGCATCGTCCAACTTAACGACGAAAACGGCTTGCACTATTTCGACGGGAGCAGGCTCCACCCGCTCAAGGACCCGGACGACGTGGTCGCGTTGAACATGGTCGCCAAGGCGACCATCGGCCACGACCTGCCGGCCCTCAAGGTCGGCAACAACCGGGCACCGTTCGGCACGCGACTACGCGAAGCAGTCGAAGGCTAAAACGCCCACTGAAACGAAAACCGCCCCTCCCCCAGCAGCAACGCTGGACGGAGGGGCGGTTTTCGCGTATCCGCGCGATCAATTGGATGCGTTTATGACCCAAGCATGATCTCCGCTGGAGATGATCTTCACGGCATTCGATTGGTGAAAAAGAATCATGAACACATGATGGATGGAAAGAACCATATCCTGTATGACGTCATCATCCTCAAGCGTCTTGACTATAAGTCCCATGCTTCTGGCGGTGTCGATGGAAAAATGCCTGTCATGCATGCCCGAATCCGCATGGGAGGTAAGACGGCTAACGACCTCATCTACCTTTTCCGGATTCTCCGCAAACATATTTTCCTTTAGACTCTTCGAGAGAATCTCAGCCGATACCCTCAAGGCTTTCTCGCTCTCGCCGATGTAGGCGGGAGGATATTTCCCGATGATAGTGCCCCAGAGGGCGGCCATGCCCGGGTCTTTTCTTACCGATTCCACGGCCTTTTGAAACTCCTCCACGATTCCGCTTGCCGGGGTGCCGCCGAACTGGGGGTCGGTCGGGCCAATCGATGACTGACGTCCCATGTATATTTCCCGGCAGGCGCAAGCCATCATGGTTCCGCCCGACATAGCAAGCTGTGGGACAAAGGCAACCATGTCTCGACCAAAGCAACCATGCAGATAGGATATGACGGATTCGGTGGCCGCCACCGCACCACCCGGCGTGTGAAGAACCAGATCAAGTCCCTTTGACCGGTCCATGTCCTTGACGGCGTTCATGAAACCGTTCATGTCCAGATCGTTGATACCGGTGTCATCACGGTTCGGCTTCTGAAGCCAGCTGGAATAATAGCAGATCACGTTTCTGCCACGTTTTGCGGAGAACGCGGCGATGCGTTCCCGAATCATGTGATCCAGCACGGACTCCTCGCCGTTCTGTTCCCGGCTGTTCACCTCGTCCAA